GTAGAAGATACAGAAGAAGAGTCAGAATATGACGAAGAAGATGTAGAAGATACAAATTCCGATGATGAAGAACTAGAAACTGATGATGAAGTAGATGAAGAGGAATCCGATGAGGAACAACCTGTTGAGTCTGTTAAGTTAAAAGTCAATGGTGAAGAAATCGAGAAACCTCTTGACGAAGTCGTGGCATTAGCGCAACAAGGACTTGACTACACGAAAAAAACTCAGGAAGTTGCTGAGAAGCGTAAGGAACTTGAATCTTTAGAGAATCAAATCCGTATGCAGGAACAGAACCTTCAACAGCAATCTATGCTGAACAGTGAGTTAATTCAAGATGTAGCGAAAATTACGGCACTAGACCAACAGTTATCCGAGTATCAAGACGTGAACTGGGAACAATTGTCTGATAGTGATTTCGTAACAGCACAGAAGAAATTCTTTACGTTTAATCAGTTACAGCAACAACGCAGTAACTTGGTTTCACAGTTTGAATCCAAAAGGCAAGAAGCATTGAATAAACAGCAACAGATGGTTGCAGATAAAGTTGCAAAAGGTAGAGAAGTCCTCGCCAAAGAAATACCGAACTGGAGTCAAGAGACTACCCAGGAAATTATTGCTATTGGTAGAGAAGATTACGGATTTACTGATGCGGAACTTAATGCAATTATTGATCCTCGACACGTTAGAGTGTTGCACGATGCGATGCAATGGAGAAAACTTAAATCTAAAAATTCGGTAGTAAAGAAAAAGGTCAGTCGTGCTAAACCAGTAGTGAAACCTGGTTCAAAAGACCCAAATAAAGCAGTCAATTCTAACGCTAAAAAAATTCGTGAACAATTACGAAGATCAGGCAGTTCAGACTTGGCAAGTAAATTAATCGAAGAAATGATTTAAGGAGTAAACAATCATGGCAGTTTCAGCAACCAATAGTTATACCGGTGCAGGTATAGCAGAAGATTTTGAGAATATCATTTATGATATTTCTCCTGAAGAAACACCATTGTTATCAATGGCGAAGCGTACATCTGCGGGTCAGACTTATCATCAGTGGCAAACAGACGTATTAGCACCTGCGGGCGCAAACAGACAGTTAGAGGGCGATGATGCTTCATATGCTACTCTTGCTTCTACAACTGTGTTAGGTAACTACACACAGATCTCTCGTAAGACAGTGAATATTTCTAACACATATGATGTGGTCAAGAAATACGGAAGAAAAAGTCAAGTCGCTTATGAACTTATGAAAGCAGGTAAAGAACTTAAGCGTGACATGGAATTTGCATTAGTGCGTAACCAAGCATCATCAGCAGGTGGCGCAGGAACAGCACGTTCATCAGCAGGTTTAGAATCATGGATCGGTGGTAACAGCGTTAAAGCAACATCAGCAACTACAGCAACTACACCAGGTTTCTCAGGTGGCACAGTTGTTGCACCTACTGACGGAACAGCAGGCACATTCGTTGAAGCAGATCTAAAATCAGCATTAGAATTAGCATGGTTAGATGGTGGTGAACCAACAACTATCTTAATGTCATCTACAAACAAAAAACTTTTCTCAGCATTTGCAGGTATCGCTGAAAAACGTCACATGGTAAATGGCACTAACGAAGCAATCATTACAGCATCTGCTGACGTGTATGTTTCTGATTATGGTAATCACACTGTTAAATTAGATCGCTTTATGCGTGACGAAGCAGTCCTTTGTGTTGATCCTGGTTATGTTAGCGTTGCTACATTAAGACCAATCACAAAAGAAGAACTTGCTAAAACAGGTGACTCATCTAAATACCTAATGACAGCAGAGTATGCTTTAGTGGTTAATAACCCTGATGCACACGCTAAAGTTCAAGGTGTTGGTGCGTAATCAACCTTAGTTTATAATAAGGGGGTGGGATAACTACCCCTTTATTTTTATATGGCAATTCTATTTGACAAAGATCCTTTAACAGGACTAACACAATATTACGATTATGATCCACTGAAGGATGAGCATCAGATTCATACTGTGCAAGATCCAACAGCATTAATCGAACAATTAAAGCAAGTAAGAAATAACCCTGAGTTATGGAACAAGGGTGTAAAAGAGTCTTGGGCGCACTATGCAAGTATCCCGCCTATTGTAGAAATGCAGTTAAAAGCAAAAGGTATAGACATCTACAACAAAGACCAAACAAAAGAATTACTAAAAGAAATAAATGAGAATTATCCGTTTCTAAAAACAACTACAAAGAAACATGGATAAAGACGAATTAAAGAAGGTTCAATTAGCAATTCATGATCTCATAAATCAAGAAGATTATGAAAGTGCTATGCCTTTAATATATGCAGTATTAGAGCATTATCCGGAAGATCCTCCGACACTTAACTTTCTAGGTTACATTTGGTTAATGGGTGATAAACCTGCATTAGCATATCAAATGTTTAGAAGAGCATTACAAGAGAATCCAGGCAATAAAGCATTATGGACATCTCTTGGTCGTGCGTGTCATGAAATGGATATGCCTGAAGATGCACTAAAATACTTTCTAAAGTCTGCTGAGTTAGACAATGGTTATGCTCAAGCATACAGTAACGCATCTGCTACACTTGTTCAGATGTCAGAATGGAAGAACGCAGAAGAAACCTGCAACCTGGCATTAGAATGTGATCCTAACGATTTAAACGCACAACTTAACCTAGCACATTGCTACCTGGCACAAGGTCGATGGGAAGAAGGTTGGAAGCAGTGGGGTAAATCATTAGGTGGTAAGTTTAGAAAAGAATATGTTTACCACGATGAAACACGATGGGAAGGTCAAAAAGATAAGAACATTGTTATATATGGTGAGCAAGGACTAGGAGATGAGATCTTCTATGCTAACTGTATTAACCAAGCAATAGATATAAGTAAAAAGGTATATATAGATTGTGATCCTAAGTTGCAGGGTCTGTTTAGACGTAGTTTCCCTAGTGCAGAAGTCTACGGAACTAGAAGAGATGAACATCCTTCTTGGATTTCAGATGCGACTATTGACCATCGTTGTGCTATTGGCGGACTGCCGGAGTTCTTTTGGTTAGATTCTAAAGAGTTTAATAGAGAACCTTATCTAAAGGCAGACCCTGATCGTAGAACAATGTGGAGATCACTATTTGACTCATGGGGTAAGAAAGTAGTCGGTATTACAACTCATGGTGGTCTGAAAATGACTAACAAAAAAGGTCGTGAACTAACACAAGAAGACTTACAACCATTACTAGACCAAGATTATGTCTTTATATCACTAGACTACAATCCTGAAAAAAGACTAGATGGTGTTAAATACTTTGACTTTGCAACAATGTCTAATGACTATGATGATACCGCAGGATTGATTGCAGAACTCGATGCTGTCGTTGGGGTTAATACTACCGCATTACATTGTTCATCTGCATTAGGAGTTAAGACTATTTGTTTAGTTCCTAAGTGGCATCAATGGAGATATGCACATCCTAGTATGCCGTTTTATCGTAGCATGAGTCTTAAATACCAAGACGATAAGTCCTGGAGAGAAGTAATTGAGTCAATTAATATCTGAAGAATATAGAGAGATGCAGGCAAAACTGCATGAGAACCCTAACTATGGGATTGCTTCTACTTACTTTGCACCTATTGTTGACGACATATTGCAAAGGTTTAACATTAAAGATTTACTAGACTACGGAGCGGGAAAGTTAAGACTGCGAGATAGTATAACAATAGACGTTAATTACACTGCATATGAACCTAGCAATCCTGAATACGATAGCGAACCTGAACCAACAGAGTTTGTGACTTGTATCGATGTATTAGAACATATAGAACCTGAGTTACTTGATAATGTATTAGATGATTTACAACGAGTAACATTAAAGTATGGTTTATTTACTATACATACAGGACCGGCAGTAAAAACACTCCCGGATGGCAGAAATGCACATCTAATACAGCAACCATACACCTGGTGGCAACCAAAAATTAAAGAACGATTTGACATAGTAAAAGAAATCGCTATGGATAATGGTTATCTTGTATTTGTAAAACACAAATAAGGACAATAAATGGCATTTACTAATTACACTACATTCGTAGCGACTGTAGCAAATTATCTTGGTCGAGATGATTTAACTTCAGTCATACCTGACTTTGTAGAACTAGGTCAGCATCGAATGACACGAGATTTGCGTGTGCAAGAGATGATAAAGTCAGCAACTGCGACTACAACCGCAGGGGACAACACAATCGCATTTCCAAGTGATATGTTAGAAATTAAAGATATTCATATAAATGGAACACCAAACTATCAATTAGAATATCAAACACCGGATCAATTTTATAGAAACGAGCAAACACACACATCAGGAACACCAAGATTTTATACGATGTTAGGTCAAGAGTTCCAGTTTGCACCAACTCCTGATGGATCACAAACAGTGCAGATTTTATATTATGCAAAACCAACCTTTATTTCATCATCTAATGCAAGTAATGTGTTGTTAGCAAATTTTCCTGATGCACTGTTGTATGCAACTCTAGCAGAAGCAGAACCATATCTCATGAATGATGAAAGAGTAGCAACATGGGCAAATATGTATGATAGAGCAATTGCAAACATTAGGATTAACGACAAGGGTGCAACATACCCTAACACTTCATTAAACGTAACAACTCGATAAGGAGCAACATTATGGCAGAGATGTCGAATTTTTTAGAAAACGAACTGTATGACCATGTGTTAAGAAACGCATCATACACTTCACCGGCAAACATTTATGTATCACTACACACAGCAGACCCACAAGACGATGCAAGTGGAGCAGAAGTATCAGGTGGTTCTTATGCTAGAACAGCAGTCACTATGGGTGCGCCTACTAATGGTTCAGGCACTAACTCTGCTGATGTTCAATTCCCACAAGCAACAGGCGATTGGGGAACTGTAACTCATATTGGTATTTGGGATGCTACAAGTTCAGGCAATATGTTATTCCACACACCATTAGATACATCTAAAAACATTACAACAGGCGATGTGTTTAAAATCGCTAGTGGTTCACTTACTGTTACATTCGCTTAATCATGCCTGCTGATGTTTGTGGTTTTACTACATTAGAGTCATTAGATGCTTTAGGTAGCATAGATGACTTATCTGTATCATTAGATGATGGTGCTTACGCTACTGCGTGTTTACACTATGGTGACGGCACAATTACCAATGATGGTGTTGTTGTTGCAACACCTACAGTAACCATATCATTTAGTGGCACAATCACAGGTGATGCGGATGCCAGTGCTAGTGCAGGATTAATTGTTACTAGAACTGCTGATATAGATACATCTGCTAGTGCAAGTGCATATCCGACTAAGATTATATTCTTTAGTGGCGATATTACTTGTGATGCAAGTGTGCAAGCACTAGGTGGTGGTCAATGGACTGGATACGCATTTATGGGTGCGCAGGCAAACTTATATGTCTACCCTAATGCGATATTTGAATTTACAGGCACTATTTCAAGTAAAGCAGATATGAGTGCAGACTTATACATCTACGGACAAGAATGGACTCCTGTATCTACAGGTAGTGAAACATGGACACAAATAGGATAAACGAGGTAAATTATGGCAAAAACTAAAATTTCAGAATACGATTCAACCGCTAGTGCGAATACTGACATAGACAGTATTAATATCGATGAGGGTTGCGCTCCCAGTGGTATAAACAATGCTATTCGTGAGGTAATGGCACATCTAAAAGACTTCCAAGCAGGTCTATCAGGTGATACATTGCCAGTAGCATCAGGCGGAACAGGTTCTACTACAGCAGGTGGTGCAAGAACTGCATTAGGTTCAGCATCATCAGGTGCTAATAGTGATATTACATCTATCACAGGTCTTACAACTGCATTATCAGTTGCTCAAGGTGGAACAGGTGCAACAACATTAGCAGGTGCTAACATTGCAACAACAAACGCATCAGCAACATTTAGTGCATCACAGCGTGGAACAGTAACTACAGACAATGACTTATCATTCGACCAAAATGTAACTAATAACTTCTCATGCACACCAAGTTCAGGAGGCACACTTACCTTTACTAACCACACAGCAGGTCAGTCAGGTTATGTGTTATTAGATAACTCAGGTGGTTATGCTATCACTGCTCATGCTACAA